CCCTGATACACTCGACGTAGATAACTTCACCTTCTAGCGTTTTATGGGCGCACTCATTGATTGCCCGTTCAATCACCTCGGCATCATGATCAGCCATATGCCGGATCAGGTCGTGGTGATTATCCCGATACGGTGTCAATGCCTCGACTTCTGCGGCCAACTGATCACGTTCTCGTTCAGACTCTTTGAACCATGCTACGTTGTCAAAGTTGGAAGCCCGTAACCGCTCCACCTCTGACTCCAGTGTTTCAATGTATTTCTCTGTATTACTATCTTTCCCGCAATATGTTGCCATATCTTCAAGTTCAAGATTAACAATATTAGGTCTGCTCATATTTCCTCCAATTCAAATATATGCCCAATACAAAACCTTGCCCAACTTCTCACCAGACTCTGCATTAATGTAATCGTAGCCATTGTAACTCTTGCTGTAGCCATTACGCAAGCCTTTTCTGATCACAAGGTCTGACGTAAATACCCAGACAACAGTCTCAGGTGGCTCAAGTTTACTATCACAACGATTCCATTTCAAGGACAGGATTTCATCGTTACAGTTCATCACAAAGGTGTTCCTTCAAAATAAGCCATCTGAATTTTATACTCAGGCCACACACTTTCCATCTCAAAGTGTACGCCATCGAATACTGCCTTAACAGGTCTGCCGAAGTTATCATAGCCAGAGAATTCAGGCAGTGTTACGTACACACCCATTGCTTGCATCTGTCTCAGGATCAGCATCAATCGTGACTGAAAGTGTTTCTGAACACTACGGTCAGTGAAGTCTTGACCAGAGAACTCGTACAATGTGTCTGCAAGAGCTTTTACACGTTTTTTCATGTCACCCATTTGAGCGTGCCTCCACGTCAACCTCCTCGTCTGTAAAACGGCTCAGAAGCTCTTCTAGGTAGCTTCTCGTCTGCATTGCTTGGTGCAACCTATCTACACGCTCTTGTAGCAAGAGATTCTTTCGTTTCAGATCACTGATCACTATATCACGTTCATGTAATTCTTTCTCAAGTTTCAGCAGAGATGTCTTGGCTGCTTTCAGCTCGTATTGCATGTGTTCGATCATGCCCATCTGTACCTCCTGATTGCATTGTTAGTTTGTGTGTTTGTCTGTGTGTGTTTTCATAATTTACTCTTGTCAGGATGTATTGTCAATACCTTGTGTTCAAATACTTCGGTGCCTAGCACCAGATCACTGAACACAAGAGTGACACGAATCCTAGCACGATTGATCACAGGGAAGCAAGTAGATGATGATCACAAGTATTTTAAAGAATCTTTGAAAAGGGTATTGACAAGTGTTTCGTGAAGATGTAGTCTTGCCGACAGGCACTCCAGTCAAGATATCTAGACTAGACTTCTTAACAAGATATCTTAGCTAGTATAAATACTAATATAATAATACTTATTACTTATATATTATCTTAACTAGATATCTAGACTAGACTCTAGGCTAAACATCTAGATTAGAATTCTAGACAAGATCTCTAGTCAAGACATCTAGCCTAGAATTCTAGTCTAAACATCCTAACAAGACCTCTAGCAAAGAATCTTAGCAATGAATCTTAGTAAGATTACACAAATACATTGTGATTACTATTGACATCACTTTCCTACTAGAGTATAACTGTCCTATGTGTTGTGTAAGTCTGTGTGATTGAGACATCTGGTGTGGGATGTCTAGGCAAAGTGTTTAGCCTGTGTGTCTGGCTAGGATATTTAAACAAAATAAATAGGGAGACATTCCCGTGTAAAAGTATTGGAGAAATGATTTATGTATTGTAAAGCATGTAATAACTACGTTGGGTATAAGCGAAAGAAACCTGCTACGACATTTACAACGGTAGATTCAGTTACGAAGGAATCAGTGATCGAGGGTTTCCCCAAGAAAGAGGAAGAGGATCTCTGTAACACATGTCTACGAAGTATTCGTGATATGAACTCTGATCTGTCAAATGTGGCTGGGCATCTATTCTTCGATATGGCCCCTTCGTATATCCTGACCGAGAATTATCAGGACAAGTTTGAGACAGAGTTATCTGAAGCGACTCTGGACACGACATTCCGGTACGTAGAGGATGTTTATAATGGTTACAAGTAGTTATTGTAAGTGTTATTGCTATTGACATACATAAACTATATCTCTACTATAGTATCACTGAGGCGGGGAACGTTTCAAAAGATCCCAATGACCAGAATGATTCGCTACCGTTCTGGCTATACCCTTGGGGCCGTTATCCCTGAGCATGGATTGAAAAGGCTCAAATAACTAAATAGACCAGAGGAATATACAATGGAACTGCAACCACATCAACTGCGAGTAGTTGAAGAGAAGTCTGACCTAGACTCGAAACTAGAATCGTTAGGCGTATTTATCAATGAGAGTTCTTTGTTCGCCAATCTCTCTTATGCCGAACAATATCGTCTGAATGAGCAATATAGTGTAATGATGCGTTACTCGGAAATTCTAGCTGCCCGTATTTCTGAATTCTAGACTAATTCAAATACACACTAAGCCTCTGAACACATCATCCCTAGTGTTCATAAACGATTGCAGAGAATTGATACAGCAAAGCAATTAGCTCAAATCAGTGTGTGATTTAAGTATCTCCGTGCCGATATGGGTTAAGTCGGATTGTCTTGTTTGTGTAGGGACTTACAGGATGATGCTCCAGCTCAATTTCTAGTGACCTAACATTGATTGGTTATACGGATCTAGGAGACACCTTTAGCAGCATAGGAAAGTTACGGAGTCGAGAGCCTGTGCCTCGTTGATACTCTAGCATGATGTCGTGGTTAGTGTTTATCCAGACGTTAAATAAACAAAAACATCAGCTCCATAAATCCTAGCATTGCGTCTAGGCAGGATAACGCCAGATAAGGATTGTGAGTACACAGTCGGCTGCTGGCATCTTATTCAAAAGACATCATCAGGGAGTCTCTCTTGTGTGGCAATGCTCCAGTGCAAAGGCTTGGTGGAACGCACTGTAGAAGCGATAGTGGTAGGTGGAGTGTTGCTGATGTCCTTCCTCCGGCATCTTCAGCACAACAGCTTGAGAGACTCCACTAATGATGTCTTAAGACATCGGTAGGGCTACTAAGCTAGCTAATGATGTTTTGGAAATTAATTTCCAACCCCTTCCCTCCAAAGCACATCCTCCTGTGCATTCAATATAACAAGCATACATTTCCTCCTACAAGCCTGTTTCGGATGTTCACCAGAGAATGTCCAGCAGGCTTTCTTTTTTAAAAGGGTTTAAAAGGTTTTAAAAAGATGACAAAGAAAAAGAATCATATTTATCCAGAAGAACTTCCTGACAACATCACAACACAAGAGATGGATGTAGGTAAGCAGATGGGTCTTAGTAAAGACGTTATCAGCAAGTTTATCTTCTGGCAAGGTGAGCAATGGTGGCAAGCACGAATGCCGCCTACAGACAAGTATCCAGAATATCCTGACGGAAGGATTTATTTCACAAAGAATGCGCGAGATCCAAAGGTGCTGAATTTTGCCGTGGATCAGGTGAATGGTAAGGCGCGTGGTAATTTGAAATGGACGGATGGTGAGGGAGGCAATCCGGCGGGGAGGCCAAAGGGCGTATCACGGATCTCGATTAAGAGCGTCTGTGATAGCATGGGAGTGAATCCTCCAGAACTCTTGGTGGCTATCGTATCTGGCGACATCGGTGCATTACGTAAGTTTGGAATCAAGAATCCTAAAGACATTACAATAGCTCAGAAGTTGAGCACAGCTCGATATCTTACAGACAAACTTGTACCGAATCTTAAACCTACCGAGATCGGTGAAGATGGTGATTACAAGATTAATTTACCAGAGTCGAACACAGAAGAGAAACAGGTTATTCAACTGTATCTTCCAGAGAAAGGGTCTAAAGTAGACATTAGCTTATCTGAGCGCGAAGCTGAACAGATTCGGCAGCTTAAAAATGTAGAAGAAGTTATTGATGCCGAAGATGTTGTTCTGGCTAAAGAGATTGACAGTTTGGAGGATTTTAATGATACCTGAAATCAAAATGGAGGCTAGTTTTTATGTATATGTGTACTATTGCCCCCTCAGTGGTCAACCTGTTTACGTAGGTAAAGGTAGTGGGGATCGCTACAAAGCACACATGCAGCAAAAGACAAACCGGCATCTCTATAATAAAATTCAAAAGTGGTCGAAAGATGGTTTGTATCCAGAGATACAGATTACTTTTTGGACAGAGGATGAGAGCGAGGCGTTTGAGGAGGAGAAGAGACTGATCCGCAAATATGGACGTAAGTGCGATGGTGGGCCACTTTGTAACTTCTCAATTGGAGGTGAAGGACCTTCTTACTTTTATTTCCCAGAGGAATACATAGAAAAACTTGGAACTTTGTCGGACATTGAGCTTTCTGAAATTATCGGATGTGCTTATTGGAATGTACGTAAAGAACGTATTAAGCGGGGTATACCTCTAACACACAACAATAGACGACGCTACAAGATAGAAGATTATAAAATGGGAGGACACAACAAAGTTGAGATTGATTCAGAAACAGAGGCGCTTCTTGGGACCATGACTGACAAGGAGTTGTCCGAAATTAGTGGCTACTCTTTTGCTGTGATACGTGGGAATCGAGAACGAAAAGGTATTAAGTCTTTCGCAGAGACGGTAAATTTCCCAAATCGGTATAAAAAAGGACAAGAAAGCGACAAAAAAGATAAACGTCTCTGGCACCTTGTTAACGAAAAGACTGGTGAAAGTTTTGTCGGCTGGAAGTCTTGCTTCGAGAAACGATACAACGTCCCCTCAACAAACATGGCAAAACTTGAGCGCGGTGTTTACAAAAGCATTGCTAGAGGTTTTGTCTTGTTGATGATCGAGGATGTAAAAGATGAGTAACGTGACAGTATTGCGCCCCCAAGAGGGGCCACAGGAGATGTATTGTGCTACAGAATGTGACCTAGCATATTACGGCGGAAGTGCGGGTTCAGGCAAGAGTTTCATCCTACTCCTAGAAGTGCTTAGACACATTGATGATCCACATTTTCGTGGAGTTATCTTCCGTAGGCTAACCTCAGACATAACAAAACCCGGCGGTCTTTGGGAAGAAGCTAAAGACCTCTGGGGGCCATTTGGTTGTGAATTTAAAGAAGTCACACTTACAGCAATTTTCCCTTCCGGTGCGAGGATTAAATTTTCGCACATGGAACGTGAAGACGATAAGAAGTCTTGGCAGGGTAGTCAGCTAACTTTTGTAGGGTAAAGTCTTGCCCCTTTGTAGAGCAATCTATATCGAATAATCGGATGAATTCAGGGAAACCTTAACACGTAATGGTGATGGCAATCCTGAGCGAAGCCTTCTAAGCGTAGAAGGAACGTGCAGAGATCAAACGGCTTGGTACGATCTTACCATGTAATACGTTATTAGCGTCCGACATCCTTATGGGATGATGATATGATCCACACCAGTGTGAAAACATTGGATAATGTGTTGACGAAGCTACCCACTTCTCAGAGACACAAGTTCTGTATATGATTTCTCGTATGCGTTCAAAGTCGAAAGTGAAGCCATATATGCGACTCACATTTAACCCAGAGGGCAAAGATCACTGGTTGTTTAAATGGGTTGAACCTTTCCTTGATCCAGTTACAGGTATTCCAGACAGGTCTAAGTCAGGAATGGAACTCCTTATGCTGAACTTAGACGGACAGATACACTTTGCAGAAACCAGAGAGGAGTTGGTTGAGAAGTTTGGCCATACAATCAAACCTAAGCGTTATACTTTCATTGCTGGTAATTGTTATGACAACCAAGCGTTGTTGAAGAACAACCCAGATTACATTGCCAACTTGGAAGCACTACCCCGTGTAGAACGGGAGAGACTACTTTTAGGATCGTGGTTTGCGGCTATGGAAGGGGCTGGATTCTTTCACCGAGACAAGGTTGAAGTCGTATCCCCGCTAAATGTACCTAAGCGATTAAAGACAATCCGTGCATGGGATATCGCGGTTACAGAACCTAATGAAATAAATCCAAACCCTGACTGGACTGCTGGGGCTAAAATCAGCCTATGTGAAGATGGTTACTTCTACGTTGAACATGTTACTAGGTTTAGACACGGGCCTCATTTGGTTCAGGAGAAGATGATTGCTACGGCTCAAAATGATGGCTTAAACTGTCCTGTACTGCTTCCGCTCGACCCCGGCGCTCAAGGAAAAGTCGCGTTTATGACTTGGAGTAGGCCATTAGTCCTTGCTGGATTCAAAGTCAAGAAGGCTCTTACCCGTAAAGGGAAACTAGAGCGTTTTATGGGCTTCTCGAACGCTGTTGAGAATGGTCTTGTCAGAGTGGTGCAAGGTGACTGGAACGATACATGGTTCCACGAACTTGAGATATTTGATGGTGAAAGCAGGCATGGTAAAAAAGACCAAGTGGATGCGACAGCGGACGCATATAACGCACTCATCACAGGTAAGACCATGCCAGCTAAATTCAAAATCCCATCCCTAACCAAAATGAACGAGTTTGCAAGCAGAATGTTCTAGCCAAAACAATCCACTTGACACTTTAAACTAAATAGTGTCAAACTATTGACACGTACATATCATATCTCTACTATGTAATCAATCGAACGGGGCGGCTTATTCGCCCCTCCTTATTTCGGAGGAAACAATGGCAGATAAACGAGCCACAATTCCTCGTGAAATTGGACGAACCGGACTACGTTACACCACAAAGAATATTGTCGATGATGAATTAGCACCAGAACTACGCTGGCCTCATTCGCTAACAACCTTCGACAAGATGAAATCTGATCCGCTTGTTTCCGGCTCCCTTATGATGATTAAGCAATACATTCGTAAGGTGGAATGGGATATTCAGCCAGTTGGTGGTGTCAACGCTTCTGATGAAGATAAAGCTACAGCCGAGATTATCCGTGACGCACTATTCATGCGAATGGCACGGTCATGGGATCAGGTGGTGGCTGATATATTATCCTTCATCGAATACGGTTTCTCTTTTCACGAACCCACTTACAAAGTGTATAAAGGGAATTTCATCTGGAAAGATTTTCCTTCCCGATCACAGAAAACAATCTCTGGCTTTAAGTTTGATGAGCGAGGCAATCTTGATCAGATCAAACAGTGTCCAGCTAATCTAGCAGGATTCACTCCTAAAGCTACAACAGAGATCGAGATTCCTTATTCACGACTTCTACATTTCCGCACTGACTCTGAACGAAACAATCCTCTCGGACGTTCTATTCTAAAGAATGCTTACTACGCTTGGGACAAGAAAACCAAGCTAGAGTATTACGAAGCAGTTGGTATTGAGCGTGAAATGAATGGTCTGCCTGTATTCCGTATCCCAATGGAATACTTCATGGCTGATCCTCAAGAAGATCCAGACCGTTATAAAGTGTTTCAAGACTTCATTCGTATTGGTACTAATGTACGTAATAATGAACAGGCTTGCTTGTTCTTGCCAAGTGATACGGACGAGACATCCAATAAAGAGTTGTTCAACTTCGATCTAGTTGCAAGCCGTGGTACACGTTCTATTGATACGTCAAAGGTGATTGAGCGTTACGATTATCGTATTGCACAAAGTATGTTGTCAGACTTCATTCTGATGGGGAGTAGCTCAAGCGGTTCGTTTGCATTGTCCGATAACAAGATTGGCACATTCATTCAGACCTTAGAAGCCTATCTGGAAATCATTGCTGAACAGTTTAACCGTAAAGCTATCCCGACATTGTACCGAATGAATGGCTGGGATGATACACAGACATGTAAGCTGGTTCATAAGCCAATTGGTGCTGCAAGTCTGGCTGATCTTGGCGGCTTCCTCCAGAACGTAGGTTCGTACCTGACTGCTGACAAGCATCTTGAGAATGCCATTCGTAAGCGAGCTGATCTACCAGAGCGTGATGATAGCAGTACATTCCTAGACACACCTGTGAACGTACACCAAGCTATCTCTCAGCGTATTGGTATGACTAAGAATGCTAACGAAGAGGCTGCAACAGCATCTCCACAGGAGTTGGTTGAACAGGATGATGCCCTAGTGGACAATCTGATGAAAGCTCTGGAAGGTACGTATCAAGGGGACGCATAATGATTGATAAAGATAACATGATTAAAGCCTTCTCCGAATTCCTTGAAAAGCATTTTGGTGAGACACAAGCTGAAGTAGAACCTACAATTGAAGTGGCTAAAGCATTGGATGTAGAGAAGCGGCAAGCATTGTTTGTGGCTCTAATGGCTCACAAGGATGAAACCAGCTTCGATCTACATGGTGATACATACGATGCCGAAGAAGTTGAGAAGGCGTGTCACTCTTATAACACATCTTGCATGAAAACCAACCTAGGTCATGTTGTCATGGTGGATGATAACGTCTGCTCTGTCATCGAAAGCTATATTGCTCCAGTGGATATGCAGATTGGTGATCAATATGTCACTAAAGGGTCTTGGCTACAAGTGTGGCAGTTTGCTGATGATGACCTTTGGCAAGGTGTTAAGTCTGGTGACTGGTCAGGAATCAGCATTGGCTGCATGGCTGAAGTAGAGGAAATCGAATGAAAGCTAAGAAACGTCTAAAGAATTTTGATTTCTCTGGACAGAATGCACACATGGCTTTGGTACATGAAGATCAAGGTGGGCCAGCCAATGGTATCCGCACACTCATCACTAAAGCTGTTGATATTGATGCGATGACAGATGTCCAGAAGGAATCACTAAAGCAGATAATTAAGTCTGCAAATGGATTTAGCGAGGAAGAAGCTCAGGCTTATATTGAGCAGCTTTCGGCTAAAGATGCTGGCGGGGACAATCCTGTTAGCGATATTGAGAAAGGCAATGTTGCCGACAAAACACTCCCCGATAATCAGGAGAATACAATGAGCGAAATGATTGAAAAGAGTGCTGTGGAGGCTCTTATTCAGAAGGCTCTCGAAGAAAAGCAGGCAGAGATTCAGAAAGCTGTTGCTGAGAAAGAAAGCCGCATCGAAGAACTAACAAAATCTCTGGCTCAATTTGAAGCAGAGAAAGCTGAAGCCAAGAAAGCTGAGTATGTAGCCAAGGCTGCTGACTTCGAGGTGCTAGGCGTAGAAGACAAAGAATCTTTTGGTGTAGCTCTGATGAAGATGGCTGAACAAGAAGAGCTGGCTGGCGTTATGTCTGTACTAGAGAAGGCTGTTCAGATTGCTAATGGCGTAGAAGGTCTTGGTGAAATGGGGCATGACCTTGAGCCAGAAGAAGAACAGATTAGCAAAACTGCCGAGCTACTTAAAGCAAAATACGGCTCTAAGTAATTTATTAGGAGAATATGAGAAATGACTAAAATCGCCACAGAAAACCCACGCATCTCTGATGTTGTTAAGTATGAACAAGCTCCTGAACATGGTTACTGCCGTGAAGATGTAGTTGTTAATCTAGCTGTCGATGCTGACCTAGAGATTGGTACTGTTCTGGGTAAAGTAACTGCAAGTGGTAAATACGTTCCAGTTAATGCCGCTGTAGTTGTTGGTCAGGAAGGTGCTGAGGTTGCTGCCGCTATTCTACTTGAGAACGTCTCTGTAGCTGCTACAACCGACACCACTGTAACTGCTGCTGTAAACGGAGCAATGATTGTTCGTGATGGTGGTCTGGTGTTTTTAAACACACACGGTACCGATGAACGTGCTGCTGCTGTTGCTGCTATTGAAGCTCTAGGCATCAAAACCCGTTCTGACAACTCAAGAATTATTTTTAAGGAGATTTAATAATGGCAACTGCTCGTGATTTTCAGAATCCATACCAGCTTACAGACCTAACCAATGAGATTCAACTGATCCCTAACACTTGGGGTCTGGTTACTCAGATGGGTCTATATTCTGATGTAGGCGTATCTAACAATACCGTAACTCTGGATAAGATCAACAATACACTAACCCTTCTCGGCGACTCTCGCCGTGGTACTCGCCACAACATCGAAGGTGCTAATGAGTCTGTTGAAACCTATGCTTTCAGCATCCCTCACTTCCAGATCCATGATCGTATCGAACCACAAGACCTACAGGGTCGCCGCCGTCCCGGTACTGATAACGAAGCCGATACTCTGGCCATGGCTCGTATGCGTAAACTGGAACGTATGCAGAAGCAAATCGGTATCACCAAAGAGTACCTAGCCGTACAAGGTATCAAGGGTAATCTGGTAACTCCAAACGGTAACTCTGTAGCCAACTACTACACTACGTTTGGTGTATCCCAAAAATCCGTAGATTTTGTTCTGGGTACAGCTACTACCAAGGTTGGTGATAAGATTGAAGAAGTAATTGCACACATTCAGGACAACATCCTGTCTGGCGATATTGTAAACAATGTCGTTGTACTGTGCTCCCCAACCTTCTTCCAGAAGCTAGTTTCCCACGCTAAAGTGGAGTCTGCTTACCAGTTCTACATGAACACCAATCAATCTGCTGGCGTTCAGGTATTGCGTGATCGTCTGGGTTCTGGTCTGTATCGCTCTTTCGATCACCAAGGTCTGACCTTCGTAGAATATCGTGGCAGCTTTACTAAGCAGGATGGTACTGTGGAAGCTCTGATTGAAGCTGATACCGCTTACGCCGTACCAATGGATGTGAGCAGCATGTTTGAGGCTTACAACGGCCCAGCAGATCATCTCGATTTCGTTGGGACACTGGGCCAGAGCATGTATAGCTGGGAGTATCAAGATCCCCGTGGATTTGGCTACGACATCTTTGCAGAGTTCAACACCCTGCACTTGAACCGAATGCCTCAAGCTGTTGTTAAGCTAGTGACAAGCAACTAAGCATTCTTGTCCAAAGCCTGTTAGGAAGTTCTTGACAGGCTTTCAGCAAGTGTGTTTATAACCGGAGCCTCCCCCTACACCACACGGAACAAATTCTTCCGGCGTAATATCCAGCAACGACACATCTTCGTTCACATTACACAATGCTGACATATTCTTTTAGGAGGCTGCATGGCTTTTACATTCAATCCAGATTTATCTGACACGATCTCCCAAGTGAGATTTCTTATCCAAGATGTGACAGAGGCTGCTCCGTATTTCCAAGACGAAACAATCTCAGCCCTACTCTTGACCAATAACAATCGCGTCCTAGATGCAGCTAAAGGTTTGGCTCAGGCACTCTGGACACAATATCTACACAAAGCTGATGTAGCTGAAGTGGATGATGTTCGTATTGAATATCGCGACAAGGCTAATCAGTTCAAGATGCTCTACGAAGAGCTGTCCAAGCAAGCAACCATTGCTAGATCATCTGGCGTACTGCCTATCTTCTTCGGTGGTATTGACCGAGCACAGTTTGATAATACACGCAATGACCAATCCACTGTCAAACCATCCTTCACAAAAGGTGGTATACAATTCGATAAGCAATTCCCTGAGCTATATCCAGTAGACGAAGAACGCTACTGGCCTAGATAATCGGCTGGCCTAGGTAATCGGAGGGAATATGTTTAGAGAGAATATCAAGCGTGAAATAGCAAATGCTTGGATAAGAGAGTTTGGATCAAACCTAACATCTGTCACATATGAGCGTCCTGCTACAGATGGTGTGTTCGATCCTGTTACAGAGACATACACAGGCGGGACAAATGGCCTAGACGAATCTGTCAAAGGAATGTTCCGTAAGATTAAGTCTAGCCTAGTGGATAAGATGAACCTCACCATTGATGATCGTAAGTTCACTGTCCTGCAAGATGATGTCACATTCACTCCAGAAGAAAATGATGTATTAGACGGACAATGGCGTGTCGTTAAATATGACGAAGATAATGCCAGTGTCTTTTACAACATCTATGTGAGGCGTGTATGAATGGCTGGGATGATCTTGATGAATGGGTAGAAGAAGCTGCTGAAACGCTTGTCAAGAAGGCTAAGACTGAAGCTGGCGACGAATTCTTACAGGAAGTAACATCTCCGACAAACAACTGGAAAGACACCAAGCATTACAACTCCAACGGTAATACACCTGTGCTTGAAGGCAACCTAATGGCAAATACGGAGGTTGGTATTAATACTGCCCCAGATGGTGAGAATCCTTACGAAGATGAGGATGGGAAACAGACCTATCTAAGAGGTGTTGCCAAAGTCAGGGCCGCAAATGCTTGGGACAAAATATACTTCGTAAACGCTACTGAATACAACATACAGGCAGAGTTTGAAGGCTGGGGAAAATCTAGCCCATACAGATACTGGCAAACATCTTATAACAACATGCTGGAGGCTATAAATAAATGAATCTACAGCCTTCTGAAATACGTTCCAATATCATTCAACACATATCTGCAAACTATACAGAGACTCATGTTGAATATCCGCCAAACCATTTTAAAGAAAACAAAATAACCGAATGGGTGAGTGTCCATATTGATATGGGTGAAGGTTATACAGTGATGAAGGGGCAAGGCACTACAACAAGACATCTTGGCCTAATTCATTTTGCTGTAAATGTTAAACGGATTC